CCCATTCAGGTATTTCAGGCGTGACGGCAGATAGCCGGTCGGCTTCTTCCTGTACCCACTGCCCGATAGGCTTGCGATTCGCCTCGGGTTGCGTGACGCTGGTGCGTAAGTCAAAACGCCCAAGCAAGGCGTTCATCTGCGCTAGCATCTCGCCGCGCATATTCTTTTGCGCTGCGTTTGTCTCCAGTCGCTTACCGTACTCGACCAGCTTCTGCACGTCCGTCAACGCCTCATTGGTGGACTTCACCAGGGCGTTGTTCAGCACAGCGGAACGCTGGGCGCGTACCGCACCCGCTGGGTCAGTTGCCACCAGCTTAAGCGCTTCGCGGTTCGCTTTGGCCTCTGCGGCCTCGTACTGCTTCGGCTTGAGGTTGCGCACCACCTTGGCAGCTACTGCCACGTCGGCGGCTTCCTTCGCGCCTTTCTGGATCGTGCGGGCGGAGATAGGCGACCGGCTCAACATCTTCAGGCCGGTTGCCATGAACTTGGCGCGCAGCTCGTTGTGGATCGCTTCGTTCGCAGCCTGCTCAATTGCACGCGCGTCGATGAGGTCGCCGTGTTCTTCCAGCATGCGCTGATCGGTCATAACCTCAATTACTGACTCGCGCGGCTCCATCTCCAGCAGGTCACGCACCAACGCGTCACCGGATGAGAAGCCGAACACGTCGGCTATCATGTCGGGCGACATACCGGACGGCGATACCAGGCCCTTCAGCGCGTCGAGGTTAGGTCTCGCGTTCATCGTCTCGGGGTACATCTGCGCGATGTCTTCCTTATTGAACTTCGCGCCCTTCACCGCATCGGCTTCCAGCTTGATGACCTCACCATCCAGCGTGGTCGTCTCGCCCTTGCGCAGCCATGTCTCCGCACGATAGATCGGCATGGCCGATACTTCCTTCTCAACCGCTTCGCGGATCACGGCACGCTGTGCGTCTGCCTCGCGTTGCAGCTTGCGGATCATCTTCGATTTCGCGTTACTGCCCCACTTCATATCGCGCAGGCTGCGTGCCTGCATCTCGTCGGTGGCCTCCGAGGTGGCGGCTTCGTGCAAGTCTTTCAGCTCCTGCCATGCCGTGTCAGACACGCCAGCGGGCTTCGTCTCGGGCATGAAGTAACCGCGTGCCGCTTCGGCCTCCTTGATCGCGTCCTCGCTTGCCAGCATGCGGTCGAATACAGTGCGCACTTCGGGGGTCAGTTCTACGTTCAGGCCGCGCAGTGTCTTGTAGATACTCATCATCCACGACTTGATTCGGCTGAACGCCGGTTGCAACTCAAGGCTTGGCGCTTTGCCCTCCATGAAGTATGCCTCGAAGCCTCGCGCCAGCTGCTCGTGGTGCGGGCGTTGCTCTTCCAGCGTCATGCTGTTCCACTTCTCCAGCGACTCGACCCCGAACCAGTTCAGCAACTTGGTCATGTCGTCTTGCATCTTGACGGGCGCGTCAGGCTGCGATGCAATCTTCGCGTAGGTGTCCAGCGCCCAGTGGCCGGTCTCGTGGATATACGTCGAGAGGTCAGCGTTTTTTAGCAGGCCGATGGTGCGTGAGTCAGGGACGTAGAAGCCACGAGATTGTTGCTCAAAGGTGCTACCGTCGAAACGGTTGTACCCTTCAGCCCATGCTACGACCGCCCCGTTTGGGCGCGTCTCAAAAATATCCAGTACCCGAGCTCCGGTGCTATTCAGAAACCCCGCGAGGTTATCAATCTGCTCACGGCTATAGTCGCCGTGCGCTACAATCATCGAGCGGTGGCCGTTCGCCATAGATATACCCCGATAGAGTGCGTCCATCCGACCGCTGCCAGGCACGCGCAGCGGAAGGGTATCTCCAGCCTCAACCGGGATAAAACCGACCGGCTCATTCTGGGAATTAAGCAGCAACACCCCAGATTCTCCGTTTGATATTTTATCGGCAGCAACCTTCGCCAACGCTGGGGAACTTATGGCTTCACCGAGCGTACCCGTGTCGGTGAACTGGCGCTCCATAAATGGCACGTTATGGGTAACACCGGTTTCGTTAATGCCTCCCGAGAGATCATCGCTATGTCCCCATCTTTGCTTGCCGCCTTTAGCGCTGGCGATAGCTAACATTCCACGTGGCGCTATGCCACTACCCTTAAATGCTTCGCTTAAGGCTTGATTTAAACGGTGATCGGCATCAGAAAGTTCGTTTGTGCCACCAGGGTGGTTGTGCGAAAACCAGATATTCGCCGCGCCTTCGACGCGAAACGCTTCACCCAGAACGGTAGACGGGTATATCTGCGCTGAGGCGATGTCCCCCTTAAAGCCGCCAACTACGGCGAGGGGCTTACCGTTTTTATCTGTGACGAGCGCGTCAAAACGCTCAACCGTACCTTTACCCAAATAGGCGGTGGCGTGTGCCGCTTCTTCGGGCGTGGTTACTTTGGCCGCGCCGAGGGTACGCGTGCCTTCTTGAACGAGTTTGGTTTTGGTGGCGTAGGTTCCACTTTTGGGGTCACCAGATACGGCGGGCTTGGCTGATCGGGTACGCCCCCGCCCAGTACTAATCCCTCCTTCATCACCGGGTAGCGGATTTCCGAATAAGTCGTGCGTGTAGGCATGGTCTTCTCCTTTATTCGCATTGTACGCCTGGTGCAGGATGTCCGCATCGTGCGGGTTGAAATCGCCGATACTAGTCATTGCTGGGCGATCCATGCTGTCGGACACGCGTTCAGTGCTTTCCTGTTCAAATACACCACTCCCCGCACCGACAAGCGTCTGCCCGTGCTGCGCATGGAATTCTTCCGGCGTGATGCCGTGATCCTGCGCCAGCGTGCCGATCATCTCGCTGTATATTTTCGCGTTGACCTTGTTCGCTTCAGGCGAGAAGCGCCCCGCCTCGTTGTGCTGAGCGAGTACCTGGTCGTACACCGCTTTCTTCGAGTTATCGAAGGCCGCGCGATCGATAATTTCTTTGATCTCCTTGCCTGCCTCGTCGGCCATGTCCTGCGCTTGCGTCTGTTGCTGCGCATCCGCTTCGGCTTTCGTCATGCCGTCCGGCTCAACCTTCAGGTGTTGCAGCAACGTATCGCCCAGCTTGCCCGCTGCGATGTGCGTCAGGTAGTCAGCGGTCGAGATGTTAACGTCTCCTTGTGTCTGGATTGCTTCTTGTAGCTGACTTGCCACTTCGGGCATGGTCTTTTGCAGTTCTTCCATGCCGACACCGGCGGCCTGCATTGACTGTGCGAACACTTCGCCGTTGACGTATACGTTCGCCAGGTGGCCGTCTTCGGTCACACTGTTCACGAACTGTTTGAAGTCATCGGGCGCGAGGTCACGCGTCTGGCTGGACTTCGCGTGTTCGCTTGCCGTTTGCAGCGTGGCGAAGTCCTGAACAGCCTGTTCGACTTTGGCTTGTTTCTCGTCACCCCTACGTTGTAGGCGCATCGCCCCGTGCGCGAGGCCGCCCGTCGCGAGGGTCTGCACTACCGTGGCGATGATCGTCTGGCCTTCATCCGGTCCCAGCTCCTTGACGTAATCGCCCATTGACTTTTCAGGGTGCAGGTTCAGCCATTCGTTCGCGTTCTGCCACGCGGTCGCGGCAACTTCACCCGGCACTTCGGTCGCCATCTGGTGGCCTATTAACTTCGTAAAGGATGATCCCGCCTTAATGTCTTTCAGCAACAGCCCCATCGGCAACATCTCGGTCAGGTACTCCGCACCCGCGTCCTCGATACCGTAGGTAAGCGCCCGTGCTGATGATGCACCCGCATCGTGAGCCTTACCCATCGCCTGACCGCCCGCCACGCCTGCGCCCATACCGAGCGCGAACTGTGGAATGCCCGTCGCTACCGCCGCAGCTAGCCCTGGGATCGTCGCGCCCAGCGAACGGAAGCCGCTGGCCATGCCGCCCTCGGTAAAACCATCAGAGCCGTAGTCGCCCTGTATCGCCTTACCCATTGCCTCCTGACCCTTACGCAGCCCGCTGAAGTACGCCTTCGCGGCATCTGCACCGACCAGCCCCGCGCCCGTCTCAGCCGTCCCCCACGCCGCCGCATTAAAGTCGGTCAGCACACCCGCCGCCAGCGCGCGGAAAGGACCCGCCACTTGACGCGCCGCACTCTGGGCGAAAGTGCGCTCGATACCCGACAGATTGTGCAGATCGTCCTTGCTCACCGCTGCGCGTTGCGGGTACTCTGCGATGTGGTCGCGTAGCTTCGGGAACTGTTTGAACAGGTCGTCGGCATTCTGTCTTGCCATGTCCTCCTTGAACTGGTCAGGGAACTGCGCGACCACCTCGGGCGTGGTCTGGTACTTCTTCGCCACGTCGGCATGCCAGGCAGCTTGCTCGGAATTATTTGAAGACGAGAATGCAACAGCTAAGGCGGCGCGCTTACGGCTCACTTCAACCTCATCGTCCATCAAGCTACCGTACATGCCCGACATTTCTGTCGATTTTTCAATGCCTTTATCGCTGTCCATCAATTCGCCGTATGCACTCACTTAACACCCCCGTTCGCTTTCATGTACCAATACTGGTAATTTTGTTCTGTCTCTTTAATGCCTCGCTTGCGAAACTCGGTAGTCATTTCCTCACGGTCAGTCTTTGGTATCTCGAAACCTTTCGCACGCTCTTCCGGCGTCATCTGATATAGTTTTTTCTTCGTCATAAAGAACCCACCGAGACCCGTGCCAGACAACACTTGATCCTTCACCATGCCGCGAACAATCTTGTTCAAGTCTTCCTGCTGGAATTTTGGGTTGTTTTTCTGGGCTTCGAGCAGCGCGTCTCTGACGTTCGAGGTGAACAGCGCATAGTCCTGAGCAGCGGGGCTACCTTCTTTCGGTGTGGTGTCGATCTTCGCGGCCTTAACAAGACTTAATACATCCTGTGTTTGCAGCGCTTTGTTAATCATGCTGTCCGCTCGTAAACGCGCGCCATCCTGCTTGCTAATCCCGTTGTACGTTTTCATCAAGTCATCAAAATGACTATCCGACACCTTGCCCCTGGAGTTCATAATATCGAGCTGCGTCAGCCCGCCTTTCGCCGCTTTGTCGTGCAGATCCATGAACAGCACTGGGTCGTCCTGATTGCCCATGCCGCGTTTCGCGAAGCTGTCTAACGAGGCGAGACTGCCTGTGCGCATAGCTCCGGCGTAGAGGTTCTTTGGCATATCCGTGACAGACTTGCCGGGGTGGTTGATAAGGAAGTCCTGCGCTTGACCGATGACGCTGGCGGTGTTCTCGTTGTCGTCCATGCGCTGTTTAGCGGCGCGATGCTCGATGCGCGCCTCAATCAGTTCGCGCTCCTTGCCGTCTAGCTTGCCCGCCTCGAAATCTTTGCGCACTTGCGACATCTGCGCTTTCTCGCCACGTACCGTATCGAATATCTGGTCTGAATATGTCAGCACGCGATCTTGTGTGGCCGCTGCGTGGAGCTTGCCTTGAATATCGTCGCGCACCGCTGGGCTCAACTCGCTTTTCACCTGGTCGAAGTAGCCCTTCGCGATCTGCGTGCTGCCGTCGCCAGCTTTGCCCGACTCGTACAAATGGCCGATGATCCCGACGTAAACTTTCTCCATTTGAGCCTTGACCATCTGGGCGCGTACGTCGGGCGCGGCATTGACACCATACCGAAGATCGACGATGTGGTTCGCTTCGACCTTCGCCGTTTGCAGGTTCTGCTGGTAGGGTGTATTCGCCTCGGGATTAGTGGGGTCATAGGCCAACACCGGCCTATCGGTGATCGGGTTATACAAAGTCTTTGCCAAGTCGCTCGCTGCATCGGCGCGCGAGGTGGCCGATGCGATACCGTACACCTTGAGTTGCTGGTCCTTATGCTCGGCGGCTTTCGTCGCGAAGGCCTCATACCGCGTTTCGAGTACGTGCTTTGCCGCTTGCCGCTGCGCGTCGTTATCCAGTCCGTCGAGCAACTGCTGTTTAAAGTCGCTCAATGCTTTCGTCGTTGCGTCAAACGAATCTACCGCATCGCCGCCCATCTTCGTCAGGTACGCACCCGGGGAGGGGTTGCCCTTGCTGTCCGGTGTGCCATGTAGTATCGCATTCGCGCCCGTCATGTAGGCCGTGTCCGCGTCCTTCGCCTTGTTCTCGTTAACCTGTATCTGGTGCGCGACGTCAATGTCGTTGAACGTGTTACCGAGTTGCTGTCCCGCCGCGCCCATCTTGACCAGTTGTTCAGCTCCTATTGAGTTGGCGGCCATGAGACGGTCTGGTGTGGTCTGGCGGGCAGCAGGAAGCGCGCCAGGAGTTACTTGTGGGATGTCATACGTCGGGACGATCGGCACGGTTATGCTCCTTTAGTTGCTGCTGTTTTCTTGTAGTTCGCTGCCGCAAAGCTGGATGCACTACCCATCAACGAGGTAAGGCCTGCCATCGTCGGGCTGATCGCACTGGCCGATGCGCGGGTGGCCGCCGCGTTGCTGGTGTCGTTCTGCGCCTGTACACGATTCGCCCATGCCTGGCGCGCAGCGTTGTCACGGATCGTGAGCGCGTCCACTTCACCCGTATGCACCGTCGTGGTGAGGATGTCAGTCGCCGAGCCTTGCCCGAGATCAATGCCGTTCGCCGCCAGTGAGGCGCGCTGTGCGCCGAATACTTGCGCCGTCTTGAGCCGGGAGGTCTGCTCCTGTTGCGCACCGATTGCCAGCGCCTGTTGTGCCTGGTACTCCGCCACCTTCGCATTGTTATCCGCGACAGCCGCCTCGTAACCGAGTGTCGCCTTCTGCGCGTTGGCTTGATTCATCGCGCCCATCGCGGACACGCCCGCGCTCATTGCCATTGCTCCGCTCATCTTAACCCCCGCCTAGTGAAACTTCTAATGTGATGCTGGCAATATCCAGCGGTAAGGGATCGTCCTGCCTGACGCATATCTGCCCGCTGGTGCCAATATTGCCGAGCAATACCATCTCGACCTCGTCGTTCACCATGCGTGGCGCAACACCGTAAGGCTCGTTCGTCCGCTGTTTGTATGGCACAAGGCTGGCGAAGCTGGGACCCGCCTGCAATCCGCTGGAAGTATTCAAGCGCAGCCATACTTTGTTGACGTTCTTGGTGCGCCCCTGCGCCATGGCAGGATCGACCTGTGCGGCCACCGGCATGGTCTGGATATCCGCCTGGATAGGGAGACCGACGGTGATCTTGCTGGCAGGCTGGCTGATTGTAATAGCCCCGCCGGTGACGACCTGCTGCGGGAATACCGCACCGTCAGCAAGGATGCTCACCGTACGCCCTTCGAGCCAGGTGAGGCCGCTCACCGTAGTGGCGGGCGCGCCGACGTAGGTTGCCCCACAGTCCACAAAGAACGCATCCACCAGCGTGGTGAAATTGCGGGTATGTAACCGTTCGACGTAACGTTTCTGCACGCCACCGATGGTGCGCCGAACGACGCAGTACAGCATGTCCTCGTCGTTCTCCGTGATGACGCACACCGCTTCAAACACGTCACCATTGCCCGTGTCATGCTGGTGCCACGCCGCGATCTGTTGCTCAGCCACGTAGGTCATACCGAGTAGCTGACCGGTGGACGACACGCACCACAGAATAGGCACCGGTCCGCGACAGTAAGCCATATCAACAATCTGCTTATAGTCGAATAGATGCGGGGCCAACAGGCTGATATCCGCTGCGATATACCCGTTCGCTTGCCAACTGTAGGACATCTCGCGGACGTGACCGCCACGGGCGGAGATGTACAACACGCGGTTATTCACCACTACCGGCGTGACGTTGTTCGAGCCGTTATACGATTGCGGCTTGACACTTACAGTCGTCGGGGTGAGCGCACCGCTACCAACGGAGGCGACACGCCACTCACAACTTGCCGTGAGTAGCAGCATTTCCGCTGCCGGGATGATGTGCTTTACCGCGCTGGCTTCGCGCGCCGCGATGCGGAAGGCGATGCGGTTATCGTCGCGTACCGGTATCGAGTAGGACATATCCGACTCCGTACCTGAACGGGTGAACCACAAGTTTTGCGGTGCATTTTTCGTGCCGCCGAACACCCGGCGCTGCTCAAAATAACTGACCGCCGAGGGGTAATCTCCAACCGCTGCGAATACCGCATCGAATATCGGCGGAGTTTTTGAAACGTCCGCCGTGATGTTGTTATCCACGAAGGACAGCCCACCGGCTTGCCCGATGTAGCCGAGGATGCCATTGCTTAGCTTGTACACGTTATAACGCACCGGTGCTGCGCCAGCTGGTGCCGTCCAGGTGATCGTGTTGACGTGCCCCGCGACGGTCAGATCGTTCGTGCAAGTGGCCGCTGCCGTCGCGATAGACTCTTGCAGGTTGCCCGCGTTAACCGACGACACGTAATAACTGTACGACACTGCACCGGTGAGCGTTGGTGTCGCCACAGGGGATGTCGGGCAGTTCGTCGGCGGGTTGAAACTCGGCGCGGTAAACGTCCAGCTCAGCGCCCCGAGACGACGCAGCTCCATGACTGGATAGTTAGGATGCACCAGCGTCATTACGTCAGCGGACTGCACGTAATGAATATCCGGCAGGTCAGCGGCCGCGTAGCCGTTCGCTATCTCGTACGGCACCGCACTGAGCATCAACGTCGCGGCCTGCGTGTGGAAGCGGAAGTACCCTGCCCCCACCTCGATAGCGAAGGTCTGTACGTTATTGAAGCTGAACGGGATTAGCCGTGTTGCCGATGCGGAGTTTTTCACCTCTAGCACAAATTCAGTACCTGGGCGGCTATCCACTGGGCCGTGCGGTAGCGGGATGAAATTGCGGCAAAGTGCTAACCCCTCGCTGAACTTGGCAAAGTCCACGCGCCCAAACAGTTCAGGGGTTAGCTCACCGGCGGAAAATGCGTGGTCAAGTATGCGGATTGCCATGTTATCGGTTCGCAATCCATGAGGGGGTGTGCTTCACGTTCAGCTTGCGCTGATTCGCGTCGGACTCCACTGCTCTCTCAAGTGCCGCCTGAAAGAACTTCAACTGCGCCGCACCTTCAGCTCGCCCGTCTGCGCCTTTCAACAAAGGCCCCGCGAGCTTAGCGGCCAGCAATCGGCATAGCGCTTCAGTGAATAGCGGTGAGAACTTCGTGCTGTCTGCGATCGCAGCGGAGTAGCGCAGTACAGCATTCGGTTGGTTAGTCAGCACCATATCGCTGCCGTCGGATGCTTTCTCCACAACGAAGGGCTGCGCGGAAGCTACCGCCACGTTCGATCCAACTACGCCGAACATCGTATTCGCCAGCGGTATGCCGACCGCGTAGTCGTCAGCCGCGAGCGGGTCAGCCGCGAGCGGGTCAATCACTTCCAGATAATTGAGTACATCAGTTGGGCCAGCATAGGCGCAAGCCCACGACGTAGTCGGGTTGGCGATCTGCGCCAGTGCAACACGGGTCGTGGCGAAGCCCCACTGGTGCAATTCAAGCAACTGATCGCGGGCAATCGGGTAGAAGCGTGAGCACAGCGCGGCTTGCGCGCTACCATCAGGTGGCGCGATGCTGGTTACGTTGGCGACGTCGCCCAGGTAACTCAGTGCTAGGTTGCAAACGTCCGCATCGGAAGCCATAACGTACTCCAGTTAAAAAGAAAGGGGAGCAAAATGTGCCCCCCTTTTTAAATCGCGCGGTTAAACGCGAGGGAGGAAACTAAACCAGTGCAGCGGCGGCCTGAGCATCCGCTTCGCCTTGCGCAGCGATTTTCGCGGCGGCCTTCGCGGCCTTGTCAACGGGTTCGAGGTTATCGCCAGGCGTACCGTCGTAGTCCACGACGTCGCCCTCCTTAACCAACGAGTTGCCAATAAAAGAATCTTTGAGTACACGGTATTGCGCCATTTGAATCTCCTAAACGAATGAGGCCTCGCCCGAAGGCGAGGGATGGTTATTACAGTACTGCGTAACCCGATGGGTACATCTTCTGGCCGTCTTGAATCTCCAGCCCGATGTCGGTGTACACCGTACCAGCGGTACCGGCGCCGATAATCACGTACTGCACACCAAGGTAGCGCTGGCCTACTGAGGCCAACTTCGGCGTGAGTGCAGCCGCGAATCGCGAACCAGCTACAAGTGATGCCAGAGGGATAGCGCCTGTTGTGCCGATTACGTTCGGGGTCGTCAGTGCCGCTGCTGCGGAGGTGATAACCTGCATTTCCACGGAGGTAGCACCGACGAATGCGGCCAGCACTTGCATGCGAGCGAACAGCCCTTGACCTTCCGCGATGTCGCGGTTAGCCAGTAAGTCGATGGTATTAGTGGATAAGACAGTCACGTTCGTACCGGTGACTGCCTGACCGGTGGTGGCGTTACCGAGGATAGAGCCTGACAGTGCCAGGTTTGCGTCTGCGATCATGGTGATTCTCCTTTGTGGTTACCCGCCCGAAGGCGGGTAGTTCAATTAGACAACTCTTGCCTCGGTATTCAGCAACTGGTCAACGCGACGCAGCGGCACACCCTCGAAGCTCATCCAGCTTTGCGGTGAACCGAACTGGTTGAGGCCTTTTTCGACACTCATCGCGTAGTTCGATTTACTCAAAGCCTGCAAGCGCAGGATCGAGTACACGGTGCGGTTCATGTAGAACGCACCACGACCCATGCCGAAGTTAGGGATACGATCCAACGCGCGAGACATCAGCGCAATCAGGTCAGCAGCGGCAGTGTTCGCCACCAGGTTGGCCGTGTTGATGTTGCAGATACGCACCACATAGCGCCAATCCTTCACGACCAGACCATTCTTCCACTGGTAGTGAGTCTGGTAAGCCTGGTATGGATTACCGGCGGTGTCGTACACGGTCAGCGCGCCCATATCTTCGTGCAGCAAACCCGCTTTGGATGCCTTCGGGAAGGTGCAAAACACGGTGTTTTCACCCCACAACACCAGCCAGATAGAGGTGTTATTGGTGGATAAACCGCCCGCATCGAGGATGTTCTGCGCGTTACCCGCACCCGAGATGCTGCCGTAGCGGGGTGCCAGACCGAGGTACTGACGCGCGTCAGATGCCGGGTTGCCGTAGATCATGGTGCTAGCTTGTGTCTGGTTCATCGCCTCCAGGAACGCGGTGTCTTCCGACAGGCGGAACTGGCCAAGATTGCCGTTCAGTTCTGCCAGGTCTTTATCGACGCGGGCATAGGCTTCCAGCATGCCGACTGACTCGTCAACCTGCACGGTCGTGGACTTACTGGACGGCACACCTTGGTTCAACGAGCGCCAGTAAACAGCGGGTAATCCGGTGCGGATCGTGACGCGGTGGCCAGTAGGCAAGTTGCCCTCTTGGAAAACCGCATCTTCCAGAATCTCATTAGACTGAGAAAGCAATTCGGCCACGACCGGCACGCGGCCATCGGGGTCAATGCGCTTCGCCCAATCGGCGAGTGTTAATGCTCCAGCTGCGAGTGTTGCCATTTTGATACTCCTTAAATTGAAAGTGATTAACCGTACAGCCGTGACGCTGCGGACTGTTCCGCCTTGCTAGGCTTGGTACCGCCAGGCACGAACTTGTCTTCCGAAATCGCCACGCCTGCGCGATAGAACGCCCGGATGATCTCGGGGTGATCGCCCAGTCCCGACGTGTTCAACAACGTGCGCAGCTCGGGTGTGCCAAATGCACTAAGTGCCTTGTCCGCTACCGCGAGTTTCTCGTTCAACTTGTCGCCACCGATTTCCTTGTCCGCCTTTACCTGGCTAACCAGTTCAGCGCGGTACTTAGTAACTGCTTCGGCTTGCGCGTGAGCGGTGCGTTCGGCCAGTTTCGGGGTGAGCCTTTCAACGATCTTTTGCGCGGCGTCCTGCGATAGCCCCAGCTCCTTGGCAACGGTCGAAAACTCACCAATTACAGCGTCATCAAAGACGACACCCTCGGGTGCTTTGAAATCGTATGACTCCGGTGCGCCGTTGGGCTTTACGCCCTCCGCTGCCGCGTCTGCTTCGGTTATGCCTGCGTCCGCTTGCGCATCAGCAGGGGCTTGTCCGTCGGCCGCCTGTTGCTCTGCACCGGCTATCTCAGCGCCAAAAAGCGCAGCAGTCGGTGCGGGTGTCGCGTCGCCAGTAGTTTGTATGTTCCCGGTGTCTGCAATCTGGTCAGTCATTTTGATTCTCCGTTATCATTTCGGCGTACTGCGCGGGGCAACTCGCCATAATCTGCGCGGTAAGGGCTAGGCCCTCGTTGCGCATACCCTCGTTGAAGGCCATTTGCAGCGCGTTGGTGCTGAAACTCAGCCGCCATACGCCGGCGCGATCCAACATCCGGTGTGCCACCCGCCGGCCTCGCTTACCTGACATTAGCCAGATAATGTCGTCTCGCTCGACGCGTTGCGCATTACGCGCCTGCTCGTCTGCGGTCTGACGCTTATCCGTCTGGATTGTTAAATCAAAAGGGTCGTGGTCACTCATGTCGGGTAGCGTATTACAAGGCTGTCGGGGTAAGGCAACTATGCCCCGTACAATTCGCCAGCAGCGTCGCGAACCTTGCCCATGACCTTCAGGCTCATGTCGGTGATCTGCACCGATAAGCTGACATCGTTGCCCTTGTCGTCACCGTCAGACTCGACCGATTCAGTGGAGCTAGTAACAATACCCTTTGCCTGAATGCTTACCTCAGTACCGGGCTTGATCGACGTTGTTAAGCCTAACGCTTTGCATTGCTCCTCGTCGATATAGAGGCACAGACCGCCAGGGTATTTCCCCGGCATGTACGACGCGTAATCCATGCCGTCACTACTTTCTCTCTTCATGCTGATAAGTGCCATGCTGTTTCTCCTAGTAACAAGCGATGATGTTGCCCGCCACGATGGTCGTACCCGTGGCGTAGACCCGCTTGACGCGGATGTACTGGACACCGAACCAGCTTGCGCTAATCGCCAGCGTGATGGTCGTGCCGCCTGCCGTATCGAACTTAACGGCGCCCGCTGCGTTGAAAATAACCGCACGGCAAGCACTCGCTTTACCGCCCCACTGTAAATCAACCGTGTCGTTCGGTACAACCACGACCATATCGTTAATAGGCGTGTAATCGTTGCGGTCGTCAAATATTGGAAATGGCATATCCGCCTCCTAGTAAAGCGCGTACCCGCCGGGGGCTTTCGTACCCGTCTGGTTTAAGTCTTAGACCACCTTGTGTACTACCGAATTGCAATCCCATATCTATCTCCTTTGAATTAAGCGTATCCGCTGAATTGATCCATGACGCTGCCAAGTGCATTGGTTGGTGCTGGCGCTGGCGTGTTGCCCAGCTTTGCCGCGCTGTCCGCAGCGACCTGCATTTGTTGCGCCTTCGCGGCTTGCGCCTGCGCCTGCGCCCGTTGGTGGCGAATCAGTGCGACCTGCTCACTCGCGACGATGATCTCGGGGTCAACGCCCAGCATGTCGCTGTACCTGTCCGCCCATTTGTCAGAATCGAACTTGTCCAGGATGTCGGGCTTATACTGCGCGATCTGCCCAAGGTTGCCGACGAAACGATCCACGCCGTTAGTAGCAATCGCACGCTGAGCCTGTGCCAGCATGCTGACCAGCTCGACGTTGATTGCCTGACCGTGCAGTTCTGGGGGTGGAGGTGGAACCAACCCACCCGCAAGCATCTTATCGAAGGTAGACGAGACAAGCGGATCAAGTAACTCGTTATGCAGTCGCTCCAGCACGGGGCCGAGCATGAGCATCTTCTCCTCGTGCCGTTCAGCCACTTCCGTGGCGGTCATACGCGTGTTGTCCATGCTGGAAATCATGGTGAACAGATCCGCATAGAACGCGCCATTGATGCGGCCGCGTACGTCCTGCATGTCCATCAGCAAGTGTTGCAGGTTGATGTTCACGTCGAACATCGTCTTGATACCCTGTGTGTTGCTGTTCGCGTCGAAGTAGGTAATGCCCCCCGGCAGACGCTCGATCTCCCGATTCTTCAGCGTGGCGGGTACTTGCAGCGGCGGGTTTGTCATGTAGTCGATGCCCTGCGACTTACGAAGCTGCTGTTGTTGCAATTGCTTCACGTCGCCCAGCGCCAGCATGCCGGGACTGTTGCCGTAGACGTCGCCGCCTGATACGTCCCAACGCGGGGCGAGGACAGGGAAAGACTTATAGCCCGACTCGCGCAACGGCTTGTTCGGGTCGCCGTTCAGTTCGTAATAGACGGACTTCCACGCCATATTGAGCGAATCTTTCTTCGTCGCGTCTCGATCTTCGCGTGGCTCAATTGCGTGAATGATGCGGATGTACTGGTCGAGGCTGCCGCGATCGAACAGGTTTTTCGTCTGGGTGCTGACGTTTGTAACACCAAATTCTTTTACGACCTCGCCGATGGTGCGCTCAAACTCGCGGTACATCGTGCAGACGTTACCCTTCCAGTCTTGCGCGATGCAGTATTCGCCGACGGTAAGCGGGTGGTGATGGATCACGTTTTTGTAGTCATCAGCCATGATGATGGCGGACGTGCCGAACGCGCCCAGCTCACGGTATGAGCCATGTAGTGCGCGGTAGGTGTTGGACTTCTGGAAGATATTCAGCATGATGCGCGTGCATTGTGTGAGCCAGAGCTTCACGTTTGCCGATTGCATTAGACTCTCGTCACTCGTCGCTAAACGAAACCAAGGTCGAGCGGGTGATGTCAGCCCACCCATCAAACCGGCGGCAAGCGTATCAAGTGCGCGCGTGCCGGTGTTATCGAGAATGTTGTTATGCCTGCGCCAGCCCTTGTTGTGATCTTGCAGGAAGTAGCGCCCGTTGCGCGGCAACAGGTAGGTGGTGAGCTCTTGCCAATGCGCGAACCACGTAGAACGATCCGCCTTGAGTTGGCCTAGGCGGGATTGTATCTGCTGGTTCTGGGTGCGTTCGCCCACGTTAGCCGCCCAGCAATGACTTCTTGCCTAACGTCAAGCTGTTCGGGTCGACGCCACCCGCACCCGTCAAGATCGTAGAGGCCGCGCCGGGTGCGCCGCCCGCCTGTCCTGTGCCACCCATCGCGGCCTGCACGCCTTGCACCTGTGGCGCGCTGCTGGCCTGCGGTGGTGCAATCGGCGCTTGTGGTGCGGGAATGCTTGGTGCTTTCGGAGCCAACATACTCGATACCGCCATACCGCCAACCATCCACGCTGCTGCTGTTGCTATCGCCCCGCTCATATTAAATCCCCTATAACTATTTCGTTTTCACCGAGGCGCGACATCAGCATCTCGTAATCATCTGTAAACTCGGCTTCAGCAGCTTCTACGGTGCGGGCGTGTGTCGGGAAGGCCATTGATATGTGCGTATCTGTGTGTGCGTAGAACGCTTGTTTACGTCCTCGCTGTGCGGGCAGCACGTTGTAGCCTTGCAGGTTCAGCACACCCTCGCCCGTATAAACATCAGCATCGCCACACACCGTGACAACCGTCGGTATCTTGATACAAGCGCCCGTCATCACGTCGCCAGCGGGCAGCATGATTGTCCTCACGTACATCCCGGCGTGGAGTACGTGCTTCGTGAGTACTTCGGTTTGTGGTGCTGCGAGCACCCGCACCTCGAAGGCTTTAACTTGCGCGATAACATCATCGGACATCGTCGGTAGAGCCTGCTTGACCGCTGGAATCATTTGAACGCCTTAAAAAAAACCCGGTTAGTTTCCCGGTAGGATGACTGCGCGGCCATAACAGCGGCGAGTTGGCTACCGAATGGTGTGCTGATAAACAAGCCAGCAGCCCCGTTGGCTTTAGCTGTGCGTTCGGCTGCTCGTTTAAGCGCCAGACCCGCACCGGTATATCGGTAATCGAGATGTACGAACCACGACTCCAAGGTCGCGATCTTGGTGCTGTAGTGCGGAAACGGCGCGACAAGTACATTCACGAAGCCAATCAACTTGCCGTTGTAGTACGCGCCGATCATGTGCTGCAATCCGCAGCGGTCAGCCGCCAGATAGTGTTCGGTGTCGGGTGTCGGACTGGGTAAGCCTTCAGTCCCTGACTCGGCGGCGTACGCAGCAATCAGCCGCGGGAACGCGGGGTCTCCAGCCACCTCAGCATACGAACAGTTCCGAATCTCGATTGACATCACGCACCCCTATCTCATGTTTGCGAGCGGATCATAGTCGGCGCTGTTTTTTGTTAGGCAACTCTGCGCACGCGCAACTGGGTCATAATCAAGCGGATGCGTCGTGTTGGACGGAATGAATCGCTTCTTTGCCACCTGGTAGGCGAAGGTCAGCGCCAGTGCATCGCCACGATTCGGGGATTGCTGGCCACGCTTCTTCATGTCCTCCTTGCTCTCCAGCTGGATCTTGCCGTCCATGCGCGCCACGGTCTCAGGCCCGATCAAGTCCGAGTACAGTACCTCGTCGTCCGGTATCGCGCCGCCCGCCTTCAGCCAGTCGCGCGTTGACATCCACATCTCGGCGCGCTTGTTGAGACAACCGGGGTTGCTCGACGCACCGCTGAACCACACCAGCGTCCAGTCACGCCCGAGCGTCTGACCTGCGCTGGCAATACCCGTGCCGTATCCCGCATCGATGAACACGGCGTCGGCTTTGTGCTCGTCTTCGAGCTGCCCCAGGATGCCCGCGATCTGGATGTCGTTGTCGTTCTTCGGGATAGTGCGCAGGATCGAGAAGGCCAACCCTTGACGCTTGGCGATCACCAGCTCGTCGTCGCCCGACCATGCGGGGTCACAGGACAGGATCACCGGCGCGAAGTTGTACGCTTCAGGTTTCAAGTGCCTGCCGCGTGCTGCATCCACGTCGGCCACGGCGATGAACTGCTTGGCGGACATCGACGGGAAGATGCCGCGCACCCGCACCTTGACGAAGTCGGAGTCGATGCCATAGTCAGCAATCCACTGCTCGATCTGCTGCTTGTTGGTGATTGACACGTTACGCGAATCGATCTGACGATTGCCCCAACGGTGGCGCATCCTGCCGAAACAATCCTTGAACGCGCCGCTGTTACGCGTCGGGTTGCCGAACGCGAAGAACATCGGTTCACCGTCGGTGAGTCCGCCCTCGGCCACCTTCCAGATTGCGTCAGGTATCGCGCTGGCTTCATCGAAAATGTAAAACGGTGTGGACGATGCGGAGTGCAGACCGGCGAACGATTCGCTGTTCTCCTCCCGGCACGTCTGCGCGTTGCATTGCCACGAATCGGGGTGCTGCTTGTGGTACAGGCGCATCGATCCGCGCCCAGTTGTGACCTCGAACCAGTGGCCGGTGATGCACTTCTTCGTCCACTTGGCAATCTCCGCCCAGGTCTTGCTCGATAGCTGATCCGAAGTGTTGGCGGTCACGATGCCCTTGGCGTAGGGCCGCGTTGACATGATCCAGTCCACCAGCCAAGCGGTCATTGCCGATTTGCCAATACCGTGACCTGACGCGGTGGCCAGACGTAGCGCATTGACCGCCTGCACGCCGTTGAAGCTGCGTTCACGGGTCATGTTGCCGATGTCGGTCAGGAAGTCGCACGCCCACAAGTCGGGGCCAAATTCACAGTCGTACACGTAGCAATACGGGGCTACCAGCTTGACGATCTGCAAGGCAGGATCGTTCGCCCAGTCAAACGCAAACATAACAAAACCAAGTGGATCGTGGTGGAATCGCGCCATGTCCTGGGCTAACATCAAGTCCGGGTGCATTTTGTTCATATCAATTCAAGAATATCAACCGGCGGGTTATCAAGATACCGCTGCAAGAATGCGGAAAAAACAGCGGGTGATAATCCCGTTTTCCTAATCATCCCCTCGGCGACGTTACACCGGTTACACAACAGCCCTCGCGGCTTTTTACGTTGGTGATCGTGGTCGGCGTGAATGTGGTGCGCTGGTAGCTTATTGAGATCCGCGCCACACACTGCGCACTTCCCGTTTTGCAAGGCCATCAAGGAATTAACCAGCTCAACTGTGAATCCCGTGCGCTGTAGACGTGAACGCTCTTTCTCGATTTTCCTACTAACGGGGTCTGCCTTTCGCTGGCGGGCTTTTTCCCTTGCTTCGGGTGTTGTGCTACGCGCACGTTCTTTCACCCTAACGTCTGGCCGCTTTGAGTAAGCTCGCAGATACGCTTTACGCGCTTCTGGATCTTTGTACGGCATCAGGAACCCCCGCCACTGCGCTTGCGTGCTGCGAGGATCGAGGTCGCAAGATCGATCTCAACGTGTCCATCAAGCTCCAAACGGTCGCCGTAACGCTTCGGTGCCAGCTTGGATAGATACCACTTGCGCGCATCGACGCGGAGCCGGTTGCGAGCCACTGCGCCATTATCAGTCGCGCCGTTGTCGGTCGAGCCTACCGGCTCGTCTGCAATCTCGAGCAGTTCCTCCGCCATCGCGTCGAGGCCTTTGTCTCTCGCACGTGCGTATTGCTCCACAAAGAGTGAGTCTGCATTCAACCACTCGAACACCGTTGACTGACCAGGCATTGCCGGGTCTCGGCAAATCGAACGCAACGACTCGCCCAACGCGAGGCGGTCGCAGATAGCTTGCAAAAGTTCTGGTGAGCGGATAGTCATGCCGCGAACGATAACCGCACTCCTGCCGTGTAAGGCAACTCATCGCCGTTCGTACCTACATAGTCGGCTGACGTACCCCTTCGAGACTTCAAATTTCTCTTGTGCCTGTCGCCGGGTGAGCTCGCCACTCTCAACCATCTTGCGCAGCAATTCAACTTCGTGATCCGTTAGCTTTGCCCGTCCGTGTTGTTTACCGTGTTTGCATATTTTCACGACTAGCCCTTTCGTTGATTTATGCAAGTTAGTTTTTAATCTTGTCAGATCGTCCGCCCTCGTTTGTTTGTCACCCCCCTACGGGGAGGGGTGACAAAACCGACAAAACCGACAAGCGCATTTTTGGTACAAAACCGACAAAACCGACAAAACCGACAAACTCGCTAATATAAGCAATCTGCAATAATCCGCGAGTTATATGCAAACATTACGCACCATCCCATCATCTATTGCGAGACGCCCCTCTGAGGCGAGCAATTCAATCTCAACTTTGAAGGCCGCCATCCGACGATCATGTTTGCCTTCGTCTGGCACTGTTTGCTTCTTCATCTCAGCGCTAAGCCGTGAATACGGAACGCCCACTTCAGGATCGAAGTCCATCGCCGCCAACGTATTCAGCGCCAGCATTTCATACTTCCGCACCCGCTTGAGTTTCACCACTTCAGGTCGCGCCGTGTTGCTATGTAACAGCACGCAGCTGGTGACTTCCGTATCGTCTTCATCGAAGCCCACGCCGATCGTCTCCAGGGTGAAGGCAAACTCTGCGCCATCCTCGCCGTCCTTCATCTTCACAACAGACGCCGCGCGGTAGTTGTCCACGCGTATCACCTCGATCACCGCATCGGCCGCTGCGTGACTGCCTGACCACCCGCGCGCGCCCTTGCTGCTGTCTTTACCGGCATGGTGTATCAGCACAACGGTCGCACCAGTAAAGTTATGCAACCCACGGCACAGCGCCAGCGCCGCACCCATTTCCTCGCCGCTGTTCTCATTTGCACCAGGTGTGACCTGCGCCCAGGTGTCGACGAACACAATACGCGCGCCGATGGCCTTAATACCTCTCGCCAGTGCCACCACATCGGCCTTATCAGTCATGTTCGGGGCTGCATCCAGCGTGTAGAAAGGCGTCTCAGCCAGATCAATACCATGCTGGTGCGCGTATGCCTTCATTCGTCCAGCGAAACCGCTAGCGCCCTCCGCGCAGACATAGGCCACGGGTGACTGACTGGTCTTATTACCGCGCCATTCGATACCGCGCGCCACGGCCATGCCCAGATCGAGGGCGAAGAACGACTTACCCGATCCAGACGCGCCGAAGATCATCACCAGGGGCGATTCGGGTAACACCGTCTTGACGTGCCAGGTAGGGTTAGGCCGGTTTGTATATACATCGCCCAGGACGAACTGATACTTTAACTTTTGCCCTTCCGTAGGCTCGCCGACGATGTCCTCGAACATATCGGGCGCTTGATAGCCCACCGCGTCAAGGAACGCCTGCTGACTACGCTTCTCACAACCCGCGTGCAAGCACTTGAACGCACCATGGGGGTGGCCGTTGGTATGTGCCGGGTAGTAGACCGTCTCGGTATCGCCTGAGTCCATGGAGTGCTGTTCTTTCCAAGGGCAAACGATGTTCATCTTCTTGTCCGCGCCGATACCAAGCACCTGGTGCTGCGCGATGAGGTGCTGAGCAATTGGATCGGCCACGATGGCGTTGTTCAGTACCTCATGGCGTGTACTGATTTTTGAAGTAGTTGCTGGCGCGACACCGAATTCAGCGTGTAACGCCAGCCAAAGTTCCTCGAACCGTTCTAAATCCAGTTCTGGTATGTCCTGGGGGAGTCCACCTTCCCATTCATATCTTGCCCCGCTTGTATGAGTGCCACAAGCGATGAACTGTTGACCTGTGCCAAGGAATTCAATAAGACCTTCTGATGTTGTAAAGCTGCGTTTCGGCAAGTCTCCGTCGCATCTGAAAACAAGCAAAAACTTTGATGAATTGCCCCGTCCACGTCTGGGGAGAGATCCGATCCGTCCAGCAATGAATCCAGCAACAGCGTGTGCCTGATCGGGGTCTTTAATGTCAATATCAAGTGCTCTAACACGCCGTGACTGTATGCAGATTCCATAATCCTTCTCCTTTTGCCATGCTGAAATTTCGTTAAGCGTCGTGACGTGATCCGTCCACTTCGGGATACCGACCACCCGACGAGAACCATTGTATAGACTTGGCACCTTGCCCAGCCCCTTCAGTGTTGATCCTGGCGCTATCTCAGCTTCAAGATTCGAGACGACGGGTAACAGATCCTCAGTCAGCTCAAGGCCCCACACCAGGGTATTCCAGTCTTCAGGCATCGCGCCCGCCCGTTGTTCGGGCATTGTTAGTACGTTAGGCATAATTGCCCCCCCCGTTTTTATTGTTGTGACACAGAGTTAGGCGGGTAGGGACGCTAATCCCTGCGATTCCCTGAGATTCCCTTAGACTCCATGAGGCTCCGAAGTAGAGTGGCTTCACGCTCACGGCAAGAGGCCCATTCATGCAACACATCGCGCACTATCTCACTACGCTCCTTGCCAGAAATACGTTGCTGCGCTTCGAGCACCACGTCAGTCAGTTCCGTGATTTTTGCGCGAAGGTCTATAAGTTCAATTGTCATGCCTTGCCTTTCAAGAATAAAAAAGCCCGTGGCGAACCACAGGCAAAAACACCCAACTGGTTTATGAGCTGGGTGGAGGGGGTAAGTCTTTATCGATAAGTTCAGGCCAGATCAAGTGCCAGTCAGTCGGGCGCAGGTCTTTTCGGGTGACCTGGCCTTTGGTGGCTTGCTCGATGGCGACACACTGCTCGGCCGCAACCGGCCTGATGCCTTTTAACCATTGGTAAACCAGGCCACTGGATACACCTAATGACGCAGCGAAAGCGGCCTGGGACGTAGTTTTTATATAGGAGGGTAGTTTCATGCCTTCGATAATAGCAAAGCTATTTAACGCGCGTCAATAGCTTTGCTAGTTGATAAGGAAATTGTAATGCGACAAAGTAAGCACATGGCGAAAATAGAACAATGGCAAATAGACGACGCAGCACGCTTAAAAGTGCTAATCGAACGTCATCTCGCTGATGAAATGATTACGCAAGCAGAATTCACCTCAAGGTGTGGCTGGTCGCAAAGCATGATCCACCAATACACCAAACCGCTGCGATCACTGGGGCTTGAGACTGTGGCTATTTTCGCCCAGACTCTTGATGTGCCAATAGATAAGATATCCCCCAGACTGGCCCATAGAATCCGCGAGCTTTATGGCCTTGTCGATGTCGAGAAAGTAAGGAAACAAGGCACAAACTAATAACGTGATCCAGTTGCAAATACAGCTGGCGTTCAAATTTTGAAAGGAACCTAGGAACATGCTGAAGCTATTGATCTTAATCTTGATAAACCTGCTCCCAATAAGCCTAGCGCAAGCTGAAACGGGAGCACAAAACACGGAATCGCCCTACCAGCAAGGGCTACGCACCGTAATCACTGAAACGAATAATCGTATCGATCTGGAGCTTGGGAAGTCTTTCGGGCGCGGCGACGGTAGGGAGGACGTGAGGACCAGCATGGTTAAGAAAGAACTGGCTAAGGTGTACGATAATGTACTAACACATTTGATTAATAAGGCAAAACTGGATTCAAGTAATTTAAAAGACGCACAAAACTATTTTGATGGAGTAAAAGAGCAACTCCCAGCTGAGATGCAGGACAACGCACAGCTAAAGCTAAAAGCAATCAACGACCAGATATTTGCGTTTACGTATACCGATAGTTTGTTTACAAAAATTACGACCACACCCCAGCAACTTAAAAAAGTTCAATCTGACTATGAAGGCCACGTTATTAGCACTGAACAGAGAATACTCATCGAACAACGAATCGAGCAGCACAGCAATCAATTACGTAAATAAATATAACTAATTGATTTTACTAATCAATGCTCGACTTTACAAAACGATGAAAAGATCGCGCGACTCGAAGACCTGATCCTTGTAGAACACGGCCGAGCCGATGTTCTAGCCGGGCAGGTATCCGCGCTTAAAATCATTTGCGCCGCCCTCATCGCAACCCACCCGAATCGCAGTTCTGTAAGCCGCTGACTGGATGGGGTACTGTGACGCATCTTTATGAACACCCTACCGTAGATCCTCTACCATTGTCTTAAATTCTGCGTCCAGTTCGGGCGAACAGCCTAAAAATAACAAACCACTTCGGCTACCCATAACACCCTCCTAAATTGAAACCCGCCCAGTGCGGGTTTTTTCACGTCTATTAAAATAAATAGCAAAGCTATTGACGCGCGTTAAATAGCTTTGCTATTATACGTCCCGTAGCAAAACAATCTATCAAAAATCAGGAGATCAAGAATGTACCTGCCCGCCCTTAATGATGAAGAACTGCTGCGCTACGCAGAGTCAACCCAGAACGCCATCACCTCGACCGATCTTGAAATCGAACTGGTCAAGCGCATGGCCATGCTACTCGAAATCCAGGACGCACGAGCGGTGGAAGACGAAGCGCTTGCGCCGCTCGTGGATGCGGTCGTCACTAACTACGCAACGTCTGCCGAGTATCTGCTCGCCATCCGCGAATCGGAGATTGAGACACCCAAGGAACTAAAAGCAATGCTCGAACTGGCTAATAAATTCCAGGAGTACAGCGAAGCGCATTCCATCGCAGTTACCGAACTGAACAACTTAATTTCACTCACCCACTAGAAGGAGATACACCATGTCACTCGAAGCCGCATTACTTGAAAATACCGCCACACTCCGCGAACTGATTACTCACCTCTCAGGGGTGAAAGCCGCAAATGACGACACCGCAAAAAAGCCAGCCCTAACCGTTGTCGGTACCCCGACTGCCGCCAAAACGGAAAAGGCGCAAGCAATCAAAACCGAAGCGGTGAAAGCCGAGCCTGTTAAGGAATCCCCTTCTGAAAAGGCCAAAGTCCTGACATTCGACGATGTGCGCATCCCGTTCGTTGCTATGGCCTCGAAGAAAGGCAGCCCCGTCGTTGTGGCATTGCTCGCCGAATTCGGCGTCGACGCGGCAAAAGGCGGCAAGTTGTCGGCTATCCCTAGTGAAAAGTGGCCTGAAGTGTTGGTCGCGATCCAGAAAGCGAGCGCTTAAATGATACGCATCGACGGCATTATCTACGCAACGATCGAAGACGCAAAAAGTGTCTTGTTGGTCGCCAAGAGAATTGAAATTAACGGGGGCGCGCTGACCTCCTTGAACGCACCAGCCGCTACTGACCTCTGGGTGGAAAACAACGCGGCGCTGACCTCCTTGAACGCACCAGCCGCTACTGACCTCTGGGTGATGAACAACGCGGCGCTGACCTCCTTGGACGCACCAGCCGCTACTGACCTCTGGGTGATGAACAACGCGGCGCTGACCTCCTTGGACGCACCAGCCGCTACTGACCTCTGGGTGGAAAACAACGCATTACTAAGCGAGAAAACAAAATGAGCGCACACGCAATCCTCTCACCGTCTAGTGAGCACCGTTGGGGTGCGTGTCCGGGTGCGCCAGCCATGGAGCTGGACAAGCCGAACACGTCCAGCAAGTACGCAGACGAAGGCACCGCGGCTCACTTCTTGGCGTCTGAGTGTCTGACATCTGGTGTCAATGTACTGGCGCACAAAGGCCGGTTCATCCATGTAACGAACGACGGGTGCCTCTTCCTTGACGGCGCAATCTCTCCCTCGTTTGAGGTGGATGCCGACATGGTTCGCTACGTTCAGATATATCTGGATATCGTCCGAGACTATGCCAAGAGCGGACCGCTGCTGGTTGAACAGACCCTACCGATTGGCCACATCACCGGTGAAGCGAATGCCGAAGGCACTGGTGACGCTGTTGTACTTCCCGACGGCGAGATCATCGTCATCGATCTCAAGTATGGTCAAGGCCTTGAAGTCAGCGCGGAAGATAACGGCCAGCTCAAGATGTACGCCCTGGGCGCACTGAAGAAGTACGAAATGCTGGGTGACTACAAACGGGCACGTCTCGTTATCGTTCAGCCACGCATCAACACAAGGCCGTCGGAGTGGGATATCTCAATTGACGACCTGGTGGCATGGGGTGAAGAGACCAGCAAGCGCGCAAAGACAGCATTGACCGCGCTTGAGTATCGAAGCAACTGGATGGGTCACGAGCTTCAGTATCTCGTCCCTGGTGAAAAGCAGTGCCACTTCTGCAAAGCGAAAGCAACCTGCCCGGCGCTGGCCGCCAAAGTATCGGAGACTGTCGGCGCGCAGTTCGAGGACATCACGCCCGAGCACATCAAAGAAGAAGTCACGACAATGGCAAGCGATGACGCTGGCCTACTCGGCGCGATGATGAAATCGGTAGACCTGATCGAAGACTGGTGTACCGCGATCCGCGCGGAAGTCGAGCGTCGGCTGCTAGCTGGCGCACCCGTTGGTGGTTACAAGTTGGTGCAGGGCAAACGCGGCAATCGTGCCTGGACAGATGCGGAAGAAGCCGAACGCGTACTCAAGGGCATGAGACTGAAATCAGAACTGAAGCTCGAAGAAGATCCGATCTACACCTACAAGCTGGTGTCCCCGACGGTCATCGAGAAGCTGCTCAAAGAAGCCAGTCCGAAAAGATGGGCGCGTCTGTTGCCGATGATAGGACAGTCCGAAGGCAAGCCGTCCGTCGCGCCTGAGTCCGACAAGCGCCCCGCCTTGGTGCGAGGTGCTGACCAGTTCGATGAAGTCCTCGATGCGGAGGCCTTCGTATGAAGACGCTTACATGCCTAACGCTGTCCGTGTTTCTCATGCCTTTTACCTGCGTGGGTTTCGTCTACCGACTGGCTGCTACCGCGCTGCACGTCGGGATTGATCTGGCCGACGACTTGATGCACTGGGCTGAGCGATGAACGAGGACAGACCAAGGAGCGGAATACCGCCCGCGAAGATTCTGCCACCCGACGCATGCGCCATTTTACAG